TCCAATTGCCGCCGCGAAGCGGGAAACGGGTACCATAATTTCGCACGTATAAGGCACCTTTGGGATCTTGGGAATATGAACTGCCTGCTAGGGTTATAGGCGCAATCGCTGCCTGCAGCATAGAATTAGGGATCGTATACCCATCTTTCTTTGTTAAATCCTTCCAGTTGGATATATTAGTTTCTCCGTAGTTGCCGTCATTGCCTGTTGGTCCTGCATATTTTGTTATGGCATTTGAAATAACAGGGTCTCCTATATCCCCTGATGATTGCTCATCCCCTGTAGCGGTAGAATCAAATCTCACCCCTGTATCGGGCCAATTTGCTTCGGCCAGGTTAAAGTTGTTGTCTGGCGGCATGTATATCTTGCCGTCCACCAACTTTAACCCATCCACCCATTCGGAAACATTCCCGACCAAATCTGAAATGCCAGTAAATGTATTATTGTGCCTCCACGATGCAGGCCCTGAACCGGTCAGGATCCTTGCAGTCCCGGATGTCGTACCAGGAGCAACGCCGTCCTGCCTGGTGCCGGTTTCATATGTTGCCTCGTGTGATCTACCGTAATTTGTGTTACCTCTTGGCTGAAACCCATTTTTAAGGCACCACAGCGCAATGGCTGCCCACTCCCAGTTAGTCATTAAATGCCATCCTGCACCTTTTGAGGTGCAATAGGTCTTTGCAGTATCAAAATTTACGGAGGCGGTTGGGTCCACACCAGGTATCGAACAGGCCCTGCCGTCATATACCTTGCTTTGGAATGCGCCTATAAATATCTCAGATTTTTCTACTCCTCCAACGATAAAAGCAGGATGCACTCCTGTGCCGTAAACGGAATCTATGTCTTGTAAATTGAACTTTGGTACCCTTATCATGTAGCTTGGATAGCCTTTATCGTCATACAGTACCGTCATTTGCCCTCCTGTTGCGGCCTCCACGGATGCCCTCAAAGAATCTTTTACAAAGATAACCGGCATATTACTTTACCTCCTCGTCTGATTTTTGATATTGCCACAATATAAGCTGAACAGCTTCTGTATCCAGCGGCAATTTCTCGCTTTCATAAACAGGATTATCGTTTTCGTCTACTCCCGCTTCCGTAAGTTTATATTTTGCAGGAGGAATCAAAACGGAAGCCACATAAGCATCGCCCAAACCTATTACCAGCTCACCATCCTTTTCGCATATATCTATGATGGCCTGGCTGTCCTGTTGCTGTTCCTCCAAATCTATAAGAATATCGCCTACCGACAGCAGAGTACCATCCAAAGACCAGTCTATGAAGGGGCCTGGTTGAATCTCTTTGATTATCATCTGATCATCACCCCTATAAATTTAGCTTTCTTATTGTCCAGCGTACCTGTATGTTGTCCGCCATGCCGTTAGCACAAACCTTGAAGCCGTTTGCAGCCCTTTCATCCGCATAAACATAACCCAGCTGATACCCTCCGCCATCAAAATGCACGACGTCAAGGTCAACAACATAATCATTGCTTATAGTATTGAACGGAAGTGGGACATAGACAAAAGGTGCTGTCGTGAATGTCTTTGGCGCATCAGGCTCAAGCCTGCGCACGTCCGATAGAGTGACATTCGCAAGATACGGATCATTTACTTCGGTATTATTGGCAGGAACGATAGCTCTATATAATGGGACGCCTCCATCCGGGACAGATTCATCCAGATTAGTACAAAAAGCTTCCCATCCACTGCTGCCTAATCCTAAATATATGTAGCATGTCTTGTCAGAACTAGAATAGTTGCTCGGAATCGCAGCGCCGTTATCTTCTTTCTTAACAGGCACAATCATACCGTTCACAAATATTCTGCCTTCTGCAAGATTAACGTTTCTGGTTGCCGTGCTTGATTTGGTGACAGAACAGCCGGTTATGATACCTCTGTTTGTTATTGTGACGAAACCTGTCTGGAATCTCTGCGTAAGAGTTTTGACTATCTCTCTATTTGCCAAGCCTCCAAAATCCATGGCCTGCAGCAAAGTAGAAATGATGGCGTTTTGCATGTCCGGGTTTACGCCCTCTACCTGTTGCTGTAAATACTGCAGCATCGCCGCAAGCGTTGGCTTATCGCCCTTTGCTCCGCTTATTTCTGTTTCACATCCGGTAAGTCTTGTATCAACATTGGTAAAATTAGCGTCTATTTTTTCATATTTTTCATTCCATGCAGATGGTATTGCAGGGAATTGGTCCGGATGCCTGCCTATGGTGCTGTAAGGCAACGTCATTAACCTTCACCTCCATTAGAACCTTATTTTGATCTCAACTTCATAAGTTTCATCTGCATCCTTTATTTTTGGGGAAAAACATCTATAGCCTATTAAATATCCGCTTTCATCCAATAGGCCAACTTCGGAAATTTTTGCCCCAACCAGCTCGTTGCTTTCAATTCTTCCAACGCCAGTGACGCTCATCGCGTCTTCCTGCAACACATTGCTGAGCTGTTTTCTAAGACGTTCGTTATAAAGAGATGTACGCGCAGGATCCATAGCTTTTGGCGTTAAATCAGCTTTATGCCCTCCGTCTCCGAAGGCCATGTATTTAACCTTTGGAAGGGCTGTACCGTCGAACATATGTTTGGCAAGCCTTTCCCTGAATTGATTTACGATCACAGCTTCTGCCATGTTATCACCTCCTTTATATGTACCTTATATTTGCGTACGCTTTAGGCCCGGAATCGCCGACGTTCCAGGAACCGTCTATAGAAATGTCGTCATAACCAATCAAAACACCTCCAACTGGAGCCGATCCATTGATCTCGCATAATATATTGCTAAAAGCTTTCAACGGATCTAAACCGGCATCCCACGTCCCGTCAGCCCTTAAGCCCAACGGCGAATCGCCAACGTTCCATGAACCATTTACCAGTTGACCGCTTATTAGGTTATTGGCCAATATCCACGGGGTTTTCGCATATTGCCATTCCCATTGTGTCCGATGCGTCTCGGACCATTTAATCACGGGGAATGCAGCATCAATAAGATTTTTAATTTTATCTGCATATACCGCATTAATTGTGTTGGCATATCCGACGTTCCAGGAACCGTCGGCACGCAACGGGGTTCTGTCGCCTTGATCCAGCGTCATGGGATGTCCAATGGATGCTATGTGTGGGATGACAGTTAAGAATCCTTGCGCCATACACGGATATATCGTTTGAACCGGAGCAAAAAATATCAGTTCTCCTATGTTCCATGATCCGTCAACAATCAAATTGCCGTTCTTATCAATCGTATACGGCTTTGGATCAGGGCCGACCGTCCATGACCCGTCGACCATCAGCTTGCACCACGGATAATATTTTTCAACATGCATGGACATGCGAAGGGCCTGCATGATGCATTGCATCAGAAGCCGCATGTCAAGATCAGCTTTTATCACATAAAACCATAATGGCCAGGCCCGAGCGGGTCGCATTTCATCTATAGCCCATCTGATATCGCTTAAGGCTTGGGAATAAGTCATCTCTGCCAGATCCAATTTAACTGCGAAATTGGCCCAATGAGGAATATCCGGTAATCCGACTACGGCAATGCTTCTTTTAATGATTTTTGGCGAATTATTGGTAACATTCCAGGTACCGTCTGCAAATAACATGCCTGCATTTATATATGCCTGTTTAACTTCATGATATTCATAGATTTCTGTATCATGGTAACCTAAAGCGTTAAGAAGCCCGACAAGGCCGGCTTTCGTGCCTTTAAGCTGGTGCCAGGCCACAAAGTGCATTATTAAATTGCGCTTGATTTCGTCAGCCCAATTTTCATTGTAAAGATCGACGTGAAATTGCCATGCCAGCAGATCTAAAATCAGCCCGCTTAGCCTTTCGATGTTCGGTATGATAACAGCCTTTTCTATATCTGCTGAAATTTCCTTCAAATTGTCATCAACAGCAGATGCAGCATTGAACATCTCTTCGTCTTGCTTTAAATTTTCCGGCAAAACATCAAGTAAGCTGATTTCTTTAATATCAATCATCTTCAAGCCCGCCATAATTTATGTTTATAGTCGTCTCCTTGGCGACCTGATATGGATCAAGAGCTTTAAATTGCGGTTGAGTTATAACTGTCCTTTTCGCCCCTGCATTTATGATGACTCTGTTGAGTTCGGACGGGTTGATGTCTCTGCCAAGTTTGCTCTTTTGCCATATAACGAAATTTTGTACAGCATTATTTACAGCCGCAGATATAGATGACGCCATAACGGCATCGCTTTTCTTAATGTAATAAGTAAGATTAATCGAATAAAGCACTTGAATTGGAGAATGGACATATACATAATCGGTCAGAGGCCGTTTATTATCGGCAGAACAGATAGCATTAACGGCAGCCAATATCTCGTCGTCAGGCATACCGCCATTCTTCATCAGTACGCATATGTTGACTTGCCCTGGCGTAGGAGAATATACGGCTACATCGCTTATATCCTGATGCGCGCTCAATGCCCAATATTCGTATGCCTTATAAGGCCCGGCAACAGAGAACGTCTCCGGCACAAGCCTTATGCGTTCCCTGAGCGATTCGTCGCTTTCTATATCCAAACCGCCTGTGGTCTCTGTGATATTTACCGCAGAAGCCACATAAGGGATAGGATCTATTAATCTTTTTACCTGTCCGGGCAAAAAGTCATTCCCTGCTTCTCCAGCGGTTTGGCATTGGGCATTAACATCGATAAATAATGCCCCGGCAGGCACTTCTGCGTATTTAATTGTGGCGAAGACAATGTCGCCTGACTCAGTACGCACTCTGGTATTAGCAGGGATGGGGGTAACTGCTTGCCTCTGTTCTGAAAGAGTAAATCTTATTGTCGTAACAGCAGGTTTAGCCGCAATTCGCTCAACGCCCAATAAAGCGCCTATGTGATCAAGGTAATCCCCGCTGGCATATGCAAGTAAATTTTGTTTGGCTGAAAAGTCAATCAATGCTCTTTGCTGGATTATGATCGAGGCGAGCGCAAGCAAAAAAATGCGCACAGGATCACCAGGCGCCAGCGTCCTGCCGGCAAGACCTTCATAAGTTGAAATAATTTCGCTTTCTACAAGTTTCGAATCCTTTTCTGCAAATGTAATATCAGGCAGTGAGTTAAGTTGCATTTATCTCCAACCTCACTTTCGGCCTCAATATGCCGTCCATACCGTCGCCTTCATATTTCACCTCAACTACTCTTGCGCGAGGCTCCCATCTGCGTATTGCCATCACGATCTCAGCGCTTAATTTAGCCTGTGCGACAGGCATGGG